CTCATAAACGGCATCAGTGATGCCGTTTTACACTTTTCTCATAAACGGCATCAGTGATGCCGTTTTACACTTTTCTCATAAACGGCATCAGTGATGCCGTTTTACACTTTTCTCATAAACGGCATCAGTGATGCCGTTTTACACTTTTCTCATAAACGGCATCACTGATATTATCTCCGATATTAGCCGAGATATACGTTTCGCCTTGTAAGGCTAGGGATTTGGACTGCCTATTTAAAACTTTTATTACTTTTATGTGGGTAGTGTGTCACGCCCTATTATGCTCTCATGTGTGTACGCATGTAACATGTAGATACTGCCTATTATAAAACTTTTATTCTCACCTGTGTGTACGGGCTGTCATGTGTGTATGGTGTGTATGGTGTGTCATATGTTACACATATGTACGCCCATATGTGTAACATGTAGAGAACTGCCTATTAAAAAACTTTTATTGTCATGTGCTATCATGTGTGCATGTGTGCATGTGTGCATGTGTGCATGTGTACGTGCTGTCATGTGTCATGTGTCATGTGTCATGTGTCATGTGTGTGGTCACTGCTTACTTAACACACCTCATGTGTGTACATCATACAGGTTAACTTGATGGTTGGTTAACATAATAAAATTTCTATCAAAAACTATTTCAAAAGGTTTAGAACGGGTTTAGAACGGGTTTTGTAGGTGATATCACTGCCCATTCTAATGCCCACAAACACGTCAGACAAGGATTATCTCCGGTAAAAGTAGGCGATAAAGTTAAGGGGGTGATAAGGGGGGTGGGGGTTGTATGTGGTTGCGTAGGCTTCGCTAACCCATCCACACCGCCAAACCTAAAAAGGTGTTTGTCCGACACAAAGGTGTTTGTCCGACACAAAAAACGACTTTGTCCGCCAAAAAAGGTCCTTGACACTGCCTAAACAACGTGATATAATGTCCGACACACAAAGGACACCTATGCGTATAACATTTAGACTCTCTAAAGAAGAAGAGCAACAACTTACCTATATACAAGGAAAGACAACAAGTGATAAAGTCAGAAGAGCTATCAAACTTGCCTATATTCAGAGTAAAGAAGAAAACCAAGCTAAAACAACATCCGACACCACACCTGTACTGGTCAACGTACACACCTGAGCAGAAGAAAGCCCATTACGCTAAGTATTATGCTACACGTAGATCCAATTGGATACGTAGAAAGCCTCAACGCAAGTTATGCGACCAAAAAAGGCGTCAACGTGAGCTAGGACAGGTTAAATACTGCAAATACTGTGACACAACTAAAGAACATCTCTTCTTTGACATTGCTCACGGTACAACACTAAGGTCTTACTGCAAAGACTGTCGCAAAGAAATGAATAGGAAGTATCATGGAAACAAAGATAGAAGACGAAACCAATTTACAGGTAGATTTGTTAAGCGTGGAGAACCTGCCAATGTACATCCTGAAACAGGGGTACAAACCACTCTCGACTAAGGAGCTACAACGGGGTAAAAGTTACTTGCGTATCTATGGTACACAAGATGCCATGCCTTGGTCAACCATTTACGACCGACTCGCTAGTGGACAACCCATTGCACAGGTCATACATCAGTATGGTCATGGTAGGAAACTGGCACTATGGGCACAACAAGATAACGTCACCTTGAAACCCCCACTAGTTGATGCACTTAACACTGCTCAAGATGCACGTCAACAGATACAAGTCATTGCTAACGCTAACCCTGATACTGCTAAGACCATCTTGACACGTCTGAACGAGATAACACCTGACTTTCAGGGTAACGTTGCCATCTTCGCAGATAAGATGATACGCAAAGCCACTGACAAGCTAGACGACCAGTACCTAGAGGCGAGCGACATGGAGAAACTTGCCAATGCTGTGATGAAGACCACCGACCTTGTTGGTGTTACACAGCGTCACTCTGCAGGGGTCAACATTAACAACACTGACATTAAGGTGCAGGGGTTCGACTTCATACTTGACACACCACCACAACAAGCAACAGATGTCATCGAGGTAGCGACAGATGAGTAGACTAGTGGGTAAGGCACTGCCTCATCAGTTCAAGTTCGTCATGTCCACTGCCAAGTTCCCCTTGCTCCTTGGTGGGTACGGTAGTGGCAAGACAGAAGCACTAGTCTACCGTACGTTACGGTTCCTAAGCACAGTACCCAAAGCAAGAGTGGGCATCTACGAGCCAACGGTTGACCTGCTCAAACGGATAATCTACCCTCGGTTCGAGGACATCTTCGCCAACAGTGGCATTAAGTACAAGTTGAACAAGAGTGATGGGATAATGGAGGTGTGGATGCCTCATGGTAAAGCAGAGATAATCTTCCGTTCTATGGACAACTTCTCACGTATTATTGGGTATGAGACACACATGGCTATCTTGGATGAGGTAGACACTTTAACTAAAGATAAGGCAATGGAGGTGTGGATAAGAGTAATGGCACGTAACCGTAAGAAGTTCACCACTCCAAACGGTGTAGAGGGCGTTAACTCTGTTGGTGTGACCACTACACCTGAAGGCTTCGGCTTCACCTATAACATGTGGGGTAAAGACCATACGGACAACCCACAATACGAGCTTATCCGTGCTAAGTCAGAGGATAACTACCATCTCCCTGCTGACTATATTGCCACACTTAAGGAGTCGTACCCACCACAACTCATCGATGCCTACCTTAACGGTGAGTGGGTCAACCTCAACGGTGCGTGTGTCTACACAGGGTTCGACCGCACCCTGTCCAACACCAACCTAACTATAGATGACTTTGATGCGTCTAACGCTGTACATATCGGTATGGACTTCAACGTTGGACGTATGGCTGCTGCCATCTTCATGAAGGGTGATGAGAAGACGGCTTACATGGTAGATGAGGTGCATCATGTTGCCGATACCCCTGCCATGATACACGTCTTACAAGCCAAGTTCGCAGGTCGCACTGTCATTATCTACCCCGATGCCAGTGGTCGGTCACGCAAGAGTGTTGATGCGTCTAAGTCGGACATACGCCTCTTGCGTGATGCAGGGTTCAGAGTTAACGCCCCTAACAAGAACCCTCCTATCAGACAGCGTGTGGTCAGTATGAACACCATGTTCTTAGATGCTGCTAACCTAAGACGACTCTTTATTAACGTGTCTAATTGCCCCCATGCCACTGAGCAGTTAGAGAAGCAAGTCTACGATGACAACTCACTACCTGTTAAGGACAGCGATGAAGATATTCTCGATGCTATGGGTTACTGTATCGACCGAGTGTTCGGTTTAGCCAAACCATCCACTACAGTGGGTCGGATGAGATTAGGATAGTTATGTTACAATACACTAAAAAAGGTACAAGATGTATACCAGCCAAGAAGTAATCTACCCATCATCATTTGAGAACCTGCTCATGCTCAACCAAGCAACACAACGCGACTCACCTGATGCGAGACACCTCTCTTACACTAAACACAGGCATCAGTTAGCACTAGTCAACGACATTTACGAAGGTGTGGACTCAGCTAAACAACATATGTTCAAGTTCCCACAAGAGTTAGAGAAAACCTTCCAAGATAGACAAGACAGAGCTACGCTGCGTAACTTTGTGCGTAGAGCTACTGAGGCGTTCACAGGTATGATATTCCGTAAGGCTATTGAGCATGAGGGTTGGGGTGCACGTGTACAACGCACCTTCCCCACTATTGATAAGCACCAAGACATTAGAGCGTTCACTAAACAGCTTACCACATCTGCCACATTAGATGGTAAGACGTTCATCTTAGTTGACGCACCACAAGATGCATCCTCTGAGCCATACCTAGTGCACATTACACGTAACCAGCTTATTAACTGGCGTAAAGATATCAACGGCAAGTTCACAATGGTTGTCATAGAAGAGATACTCTCACGTCCACAAGGCAACTTTGGTACGGAGTACTTCCAACAATGGAGACACTACGATGAGAACGGTAACATTACCATATATGAGAGAGCACAAGGGTCTAAAGAGATAATCAAGACATCACACATCACCACTGACTACCCATCGATACCATTAGTTATGGTTGACGTTGACGATGTGCCGATGCTGTACGACATTGCTAAACTTAACGTTAAACACTTTAACAGACTCTCACATAAAGACCGTTACCTTACCATGGCTGCGTTACCGATACCTGTCATTTGGGGTGCAGAGATAGATGACAAGGGTAACACTACTACCGCCAAACCTGCCCTAGTTATAGGTGTGGATGAGGCGTTCATCTTCCAAGGCACTAAGGATGAGGCAGACTTCCAATGGCGTGAGCTTGACGGTTCATCAATACAAGAGCTAGAGAAGGACCTCGACTCAATCACTGAGGACATTACAACGGGTATCTTACGTGCAGCTGACAGTGCTAACACAGTACAGAAGACTGCGACAGAGGTTGCTCTTCTCCAATCTGAGGCATCAGACCGTGTTGGTGCGATAGCTATAGGTGTTGAGACAGCTATGAACAAAGCGTTAACCATTTTAAGTGAGTTCATGAACGAAGCACCCGCTAAAGATGCTATATTTATTCTGTCTAAAGACTTTAACTCAGCATTGGCTGGAACAGATGGTCAGAGATTGGTTTACGAAGCATACCTTACAGGTGTTATTTCTGTTGAGACATTCTTGCAATCACTTAGTGACGCTGAACTTATCAGTGTTGAGAGTGTGAAAACAGAACTTGAAAGAATTAAGGTAGACACTTTTGTGCCTGTACCTAAGATACAACCTACAGAAACTAAAGTTGATAATAGAACTAAGTCAGCAATGGACTCAGGTAAGAAGTAACACCTTGACAACCCAAGGATGACTTGGGTATAATTGTCGGACATTAAAACTAAAGGAATAAAATGGCAGGCATAACAGAACTTAAGGCTATGTTGGTTAAAGACCCACAAGCAACTGAGATTTTAAATAACGTTGAGCAGACTATGGCTCAGAACACACAGAGAACTACAGAGTTAGAGAAACTCTATGGAACTGCACAAGACCAACTTACTGATACTATTGCATCAAGAGATAAAGTAAAAGAGGTTATCCGTAACGAGCTTGGTATAGAAGACTTTACACCTGACGCTATCAGAAACAAACTAGCATCTTACGGTAATGATGACGCTATCGCTGCACGTGATAAGCAGTTCAACGACCTTAAGGCTAAATCTGCTAACAAGTTAGACGCTCTACAGCAAGAGATTAAAGAAAGAGACGCTTCTATTAACGACTATAAAATGAAACTCGCTATTTCTTCAACAGATGTTATGGGTCAAACAAGAGGTGAACATGCAACAGGTATGTTACTACAGTGGATTGGTGAAGATGCATCTTTTGATGAGCAAGGTAACATTGTGTATAAAGGTTCAGGTGGAGAAACTCTATATAACGAAAACTCTAACCCATTAAC